TGCCGCCAGGAGTGGTATACGGTGTTGTCATTGCAACAATCCGCGCATTCGGACCTTGTGGGATATTGGTCTTCAATTGGTTTAATACAATCAGCGTTGCTTGAGCATCTGCTAATGGAATAGTCAATTTAGACATACCTTTCGCTAAAATACGAGCCTTTACAGCCATCGACGATTGAGGATTAAAATCGCCTTCAACGTCAGAAACAGAAGGCGTGAATGCCAATGAATCCCAGATAAAAACTAACTGATCCTCAGCCGCACCCAGGAGTTCCTCGATAGTCTCTAAAACAAACTCGACAGAGGACGCTTGGACGTACATGAGGCGCGCTAAATCACACCCAGTTCTCTCTAAAAAACTTGGGTCGATAGCTGACTCGGAATCAAAATATACTACAGCCTTACCCTGTTTCTGGGCGTTTGCGGCGATCTGCGCAGCCATGTAAGACTTACCTGTTGATTCGAGTCCTGCAATTTCAGTTACCTTGCCCACTGGGATGCCAGCGATTCGACCCTTGCAGATGATTGAGTCCAGCCAGCGTGAGCCAGTTGGGATCCATTCTTTAACTGACGTAGGGTTATCGCCAGTTAGATCGTGTGCGACATTTCTGCCGGCTTTCTTGTTTACAAGTGACATGAGATCTTGTATTGATACTCTGCCAGCTTTAGCTGTCTTCTTTTTAGGCATTCGCCCTCCTGTTAATTTGTATTAGTATATCACAGTGTGGTATCCGTGTCCACAGATTTATATCATTTTTGCTATTTTTCTGCCGCCAATCGGATAAATGGTGGCGCGCAAGTGTCGGATTCCAAAATTTCTTCTTGCAGTTGCGTATCTGCTGACTAAAGCTGGTGTATATTCTTCGCCAAAGTCAACTTCAGGGTCGAGACGCGCTAAAAGATGATGTGCGCTCAGGTCATATACGACTTCTGGTCCGCCGTCGCTATCTACATCAACGCCTGCGGTCTCAATTGAGAATAAGCCTTGTGCCACCAAGTCAACATTGTTGGGGGCGCCGGGACCTGATGGTGTATAATCTTGACCGTATATGCTCATTAGCTTTAGTTCGTTGTCTTGAATTTCTCTTCCAAAACTAAAGCCCTTGGGGTATACCATTTCACCCTTATCATTTGCAACCAAATAGGGCTGAAGATCTTGAACGAATTGTTTAACCTCTGGATGGTTGTGGATCTTTTCGCCTGCCTTTGGTGAAACTCCAGACCACTGACCAAAAGCCTTTGGGCTAGTGCCGTCTTTATGAGAGATATATACAGAGGGCTTGCCGTCTCTTCTGACAAGCTCAAAATCACTCTTAGGATCGATTCCACCAACTTTGCTGGTGTCTTGAATTCCTGCTACATCATCATATACGGCAATAACTTCGCCATTACTGTTTTTTACTCTCAAGGTAACCGCATCCGTATTGGCGCTTCTCATAGCACCCATAATAAGCGACTCAAGTTGACCTCGTGCAGCAATTTCTTTCTTCACATAAAAATCAGTGCCCTTGCCTCCGAACTCAGGAGTTTTCAATAACTTGCCAAGAGATAAGGTGCGACCGTCGATTGACCGCAAAGAAAAATTTCTACCTAAAAGCCTTTTTGCATTAGCAGAAGATATGTCTCCAGACGATAACATGGTCTTAAGGGCACTAATGATCTCTGCATCTTTAATGAAAGTGACTTCTTCATCGCCCTTAATCTTGAACGGCTCTTCTTTTTCCAGCTTGTCTATAAATGCTGCCATTCTTTGTTGCGATTTTGCTAATTGCCCAAAGCTTAGAGTCGCTTCTGTTGTTATCTTTTCTTCGTTAACGTAGCTACGCCAATTATCGGTAATCTTTTTCATATTCATTATCCCTTAATTAGTATTTCGGATGAGGAACCCATCTTCTTTTTTCCGACGAGTTTGCCTTCTTGCCATTTGACATTTGACATGCCATATGCCCACTGCGCAGGAATTATTTCATAATCCGTGTATAGCTCTCGGATCTCCGGGCAGTCATTATACGACAGAAGCCACCCTTTTCTGTTAGAAATTAATTTGTAGAGTGCCATGTGGTCAAACCCAGTGTGTAGGTTTCCAGCATCTCCATACAATATGGCTGCTTCATCTGGTAACATGTATGGCGGATCTAAGTATAAAAATGCCCTAGGGTGCCACGGAATAGACAATTGGAAATCTGCATAATCAACTCTAAATTTTTCTGCTTTGAAATCTCTTAGTCTTTCAACTGATGAATCTGTAAATCTTGCGTAAGAGGACCTCTCTGACCATCCTCCACTAAATGTGGCTCCGGAGAAGCTAGATCGGTTTATCACATAGTATTTTGCCGCCTTCTCATACGAAAACATAAATGATTCTGTCTTTAAGTCTTCTCGATAATTAAGAAACGACTGTTTTGGACACCCTGTTACTGTGTCACCTGTTCTAATTTGGTATTGTTCGCGTAAGTTTTCTACTTCATCAGCCAATCTTTGATTGTCGCTACATAGACCCTGCCAAAACCAAACTAATTGCTTCATTTTGTCATATCCAAAAACCTGAACGCCTTTTGACGCTAAAGCCAACTCTACCGACCCACCCCCAAAGAACGGCGAACAAACACGCTCGACGTCTTCAGGGATGTGTGGCAGAATATGCTTCACAGCGCGCGACTTCCCGCCTGGGTAGCGAAGAGGCGTTTTCACTAAGAGTTCTTAGTTTCTTGGATGTGAAGTCGCAGTGACTGAGCAGAGGTCTTGACCTCTTGCATAATCTTGCGAACACGGGTACCAGCGGCGCTGTTACCATCGTTGTAAAACTTGTTATAATCTGATCGCGCTTCAACAAGCGCAGTGATCATATCTTCAAGCATGTTTACTTCTTCTTGCATTGTTTTTTCCTTCCTTATAATTTAAAATGCGGCAGACTTTACACCGGTCTGCCAGCGGCTTTTGTTTTACTCACCAGTGGTGGTATTTTCTGTATTGGATGCATCTTCAGTGGTAACTGGAGTTACCTCTGATACAGGTACTACAGGTGTCGCTGTGGTCACTTCGACCGCAGGTTCCACTGATACCTCAGATACAGTCTGTGGATCAAAGGAACAAGTTCCGTATGCGGTTGCGACGACTAAGACGCCTCCGATTACAGTTACTTGGACCTTCCAGCGCGCCCACAGCGATTTCAATGATTCTAACATATATTTTCTCCTTGATGTTAAAAAATGCGGCAGACTATTTTCATCCCGGTCTGCCATCGGTCTCACAAGAGCCTAATTACTTAGCCAGACATTAATTCATCAAATGCTCGGTCTACACTGCTCTTACCGTTGGCGGGACCGTACTTGGCTGTCGTAGATGAACGGCTCTCTGCGGAGGAATCCCCGGAGAGTTGTTCATCCAAGATGGCGTCGACTTGCTGAGAACTAAGCCGATCGAAAAGACCGTCAAAGTCCGGAATGCCATCAAGGAGGGCGGGGATAGCTTCCGTATCTTCAAGCAAGGTGGATGTGTTTCGACGCATCTTGAGGCTCGTTTGTGGATATGCACCAGGCTTATTGGGCTTGGTGTAAGTGAGAGTGATATCGGTTCCCTCCTTGGAATCTGTGATATCACCGTATTCTGGGTCAAGAATATATCCAAGAAGAAGCTCATAAGCCTGCTTGCCGTAGCCATAGACCTTGATTCCCTCATCTTCTCGACCTCGAACAACGACTGGAGAGAAGTAGCGGGTGCGTACAAAGAGGCTCTTGGCGAGCTTCTTGCTCTCTTCATCGGTGTTGTCGACTCCCTCGCGCCAAAGCTTGGAAGCGAATTCGCAAATTGGGCATTCATCACCGAAGTTTCGCTTCGGACACATGATGCCGCCCTTATGATCACCCACATTGTAGTGGAAGAACATTTCCTTAAGTGGATCTCCGTCATTTGTCGGCACGATCCGAATATCGGTATCTCCCTCATCTGGCTTAAACCATGGTGAGTTTGAGTCCTTGTTTCCTTCTCCTCGAAGGGTGGCGAGCTTACGTCGCATTAGTTCCATATCAATTCCCATTTTTTTCTCCTTTTTAATGGTTATTAAAGTATATCAAGCGTTCCTTGATATCTATTATATCACTCTTGTTCAAGCTTGTCAAGAGTCTTTTGGTTGTTTTGTACTACGTTAGTGTGGGCAACGCAGAACCCAAAATCGTTATAAGGTGTCTCGTAGATTGCATAAGATATCTTGCGAAATGCATTTCGGGGTTTCTCCTTCAGCATCGATACAATACGCCTGTGCAATCCTCCTTCTGTTTCTAATCTCTCACTGTTTATAGCTAAATAATAGCACAGTTCTCTCGGTGTGTCAAGGTCAAAAAGCCACATTTCTTCAAGATTTTTTACATTGAGCGCAGAAACCGACCGAATGCGATTGATTTCGGCGGGTCGAGACACTTGACCAATTTCTGGTTCAGTATGGATAAAATAATTCAAATGATGGATCGTAGAAAAGATGTACTTGTTAATGTTTTCATAATAAGTCTTAATCGGCAGATCGCCAATGCAAGATTCTAAATTTAAATTAGAAATCAAAGTAATCGAGTTCAACAAACCCGAACGGGCGTACTCCTGGAGTACACCAAATACCGTATTCTCTACAAGTACCGGATAACCAGTCAATAGCTCAGTGTCCGGCTTAATATAAATGACATCGACCTTTTTGTGCGATAACTGCTGGAGAACCCCTAGAGAATAGTTGGAACTCAAAGAGCCTCCTACTACAATAAATTGAACGTGATCATCGACATCCGTAAAAAATTTAGAAACATCTGGGATGCTCTCCTCATATTCTTCTGGCTTGTCAAATGATTTAAGCTTGAATTTGTATTTTGAATTTCTCTTTACTGAACTGTTGAGCGAATATACGCTGTATTGGGAAATGTCCTTGAAGCAATCTGCAATTGCAGACGCGGCGTTGCCCAAGCCGATGACGGAGATCATATGCTAACCTCGCTCATCGAATAGAAATCTTTTCCTCCCTTTATGTTAGACACATAGCCTCCTTCAAAAGTTTCTTTAATTTCTGCAATCATATCTCTCTCGTCATCGCAGTAGTCAATAACGATCTCATCGTGCATGATCAAAGAAACAAATGACTTTTTATCTTCAAGCATTTTGTCAATAAGGACGGCTTTCTCCAACACCTTATCTGCTGTTGTAGATTGAATTAAATAATTTAAAGCTTTTCGTTGGTCCACTTTGATCTTTCTTCCGTATGGTGTATTAATATAACCGTCTATGTAATATCTGTCAAGTATTTTTTCTTTGTCGTAGACACTTGTCTTGATATCATTCGAATCCGGGTTGTAGAGCCAAGCGAAAAATGCCAACTTGGCTGCTTCGCGGCTCATCTCGGGATCTTCAAAGATGTTATGGATATTCCAGACATGAATATCTTCTTCAGGTTGTGGCTGACCACACAATTCGAGAAGAGTTCTAATTTCTGCCCCATTGTAATCAAGACTAATAAACAGCTCATTAGCGGGTTTCATTATTTTGCGATACTCTTTCTTAATCGTTAATGCTGGAAAGCTACCTGGGCTCGTTGTAAGTCTACCAGTCACTGTGCCAAACATATTGTAATCGATATACGGGGAGCCAGAAATCAATTCTTTTAGCTTGTTTCTGTGTAGTGTAGATGCCATCAGTTGACGACAACCATCGGCACTCAAATTTAAAGGTTGGTATTTTATCTTGTGGAGCAGCTTTTGAACTTTGTCCAAATGTTCGTAATTCGCAGGCTTGTCGTGTGTTTCGAAAACATGTTCAGTAATCTGGTTCTTAATCTCGCAGAATTCCATCAAGAAATCATGAGGAATCATGTCAAACACACAATGTTCATTTAGATCAACTTTTGCAATTTTGAATGACTTTATGTATGCATTCATCTTTTTCTGTGCTGCGGCGAGTGAATCTCCTATCGATTCCGGACAACACTCAGCAAGAGTTTTACCAGAAGCCATAATCGATGCATATTCTACAGATGGATCAGTGATAGAACCTCCGTATTTCCATGTTTTCGATAAATTGTCTGGGATATTGTCAAAGTGCATCTTGCCGTTAGTATAAACTCCGATGCACTCATTCTTGTCGTCAATAGCCTGGAAAATCATTTTCACCGCCCGTGATGATTATATTGTCTAAGCTCCCCTCGTTGAACGATTCAAGCTGTCTTTTTTTCTCAGCATTTATATTATATGTCAACGAGCCGCGTTTGTCAAATGTTTTGTTGATAAAACTTTCAAATCTAGTGTGTATGGAGGCTGTGTCACCTGTGGACATGAGCCGGTGCATCTGTTCGCGGCGGATATTGGTACGCTCATATTGAGGCATGTCTGGTCGTTCTTCCTGTAGTCTGAGATCTATATAGACGCCATAAAAATACCCACCGGTGTATTTCTCGAAAAATGCTGGTGCGGTGTAGCTCTCTGGTTTTACAGTTTTTCTTTTTGTCGTACCATCGGCACAAGTTGAAGTTTCGTAATACTTGTCTTTTTTGATATAGTTGTACAAATCAAATAGAGTTTTTCCCAAAATTTGTAAACCCCTCTTAGAAGCAGCGTTGTAGTTATCTTTTAGTATATGTTGAACGCTTACAAACCCATATCTTTTTGCAATCTCCAACATTCCTTCCGATCCAATATCAGCCACAATTCTCCATGGTGCGTTATAGTCTATCATAAAACCATAAGAATCACAAGTGTTAACAAAAAATTGCCAATTCTTGCTCTTAATAAAGGTGTTTATCTTGTCAACATCGTTGATGTAGCTTGAGTCGGCGATTTCTATAGCCAAACCAGATGTTAGGACAGAACAGTTTCTGCTTTTAACAAATCCAGTATATGTGAATGGTTGCGTGGCTATCGATGTTGCTAAAACTTTCATCAAAATCTTCATGAATTCATCAAAATTTCTAAAATCAGGAAAATTTAAATAAAACAAGTTCTTCAAACTGTTAAAGTAGACATCTTTATAGATTTTATAATCTGCTTCAGGGTTGAGATATGCTTTATATGCTTTAATATTAGCCAAAAAGGGGTCATTTACATCTATACGCCCTTGAGCAGCGCATTTTTGAAACTGCAGTGCCATCTCATTGAATACATCAGCGACAAAATTAACCGCCTTAAGGGGCTTCGTGGAATCGTTAACGTTTGTCAATGGCTTAAGGATATTAGATGCCGGCACAATTGGAATAAATTTGTGATCCATTCTTCCATAGAAGATCTTCTCGCCGTCAATAAACGAGACTATGTTCTTATCCTCAGTACCATATACTATTTTCTTATAGATGAACCTTTTGTTAAAGAGTTCTATCGTTGATTCGTTATTTTCTTCTACAAAATATTTTGACATTAGATTAGCTCCTATCTCTCATTACTTCTTTCGCCGCGGAGACCACATTTCTTTGCTGTAGCAGTAGACACGCGACCCATGGATATTTCATTAGCATCCGACTCAACTTGAGCAACCCATTTAGCATAGATCTTGGTGCTGGCTTCTCCAGCGGCAAAATTGTGAGATGAACGATATATCATATAATAGCCACCTACGCCAAATTTGGTCATATCCTGCTGTAGTGCTGGATCAAAACCTTCTGGTGGTATATAGATGTATGTGCCTGGGAATGTGTTAACATTTGCGTAGCAATCAATCTCTACGTCGTAGACGACCCTTAATTGTTCTAACCCGTCGTACCCTTCTTGCTCAAATCTGACCTCTTGGAGTCCGGGTGTCTGCGTTTTAATCAGCTTAATGTTCTTTATGATGCCTTTGTTTCGACCGAGAAGATAATGAAACACTCCGCCGGCAAGATCTTCCGCTTTGTCGCCTACCATGCGATCTGCAGGTCTTGTTCTGGCAGCAAAATATACAAAATAATTTATTTCATGAGAAAGTGGTGCGTACGTGCCATATTCATTACCTTCTCCCGATATGTTGAGCAGAGGTCTTCTTTGGTTTATCATACGGTCCTTGACTAAAGGATCAGAAAAATGCAACCTCGCGGGGGCGCCCGTCCAGTGCAGATTTGATTTGGCTTTTGATACTTTCTGCTCGATCAACGCTGTGACTGTGTCCTTGGATGGGGAAGTCGCATAACTGGTTAAAGTTGCTTGGTTGACTCTGACTTTTTGTTTAATCTCATAATTAAAGCACCGCTCGCTGTTCAGAAAATTATCCACCAAATTATTGAACAAGTCGTTCAAAAACCTAGTCAAAGAATATGTAGCTTCGTCCTTTTTAAAGACTCTGTCAGCTAAA